CGACCAAATCTTCCTCGTCATAACAATCCTCGACGAGAACGTGGTCATCCGCATGCAGCTAAACCCATACGGCAGACAGTTCCCCGTCGTCATCGGTGGCCTATACCAAGACGCACACAAGACGTTCGGCCAATCGCTCTACGACCTCATCCTGCCGATGCACGACATCGCAACATACCTACTTCGCTCCCGTATCGACAACGTGACGGCGGCGCTCAACAACTTAATCTTCGCAGACCCAACCCAAGTCAGCGTTCCAGACCTCATCGACCGCAATCCTTGGGGCATCGTCCGCACCATGCCAGGGTCTAAGCCTGGGGACGGCGTCTTCATTGCGCAAGTCCCAGACGTAACGCGTGGCCATTTCAACGACATCGCGGCGATGTCAGAATTAAAGCAGCGCGTCAGCGCGGCTTCCGATGCGCAGCAAGGTATGCCAACGGCAGACGGCATCCGAACGGCCACTGAAATCCAACGCTTAACACAACTCGGTTCCCAGCGTCTTGGCGTCCTTGCTCGCATCATGTCAGCCACAACCATCCGCCCGATGGTCCGCATGATGACGGCCAACATCCAAGACAGCCTTTCCCTTTCTGGCTCTATCAAGGTCGACAGCAGCAACATGCCCACCCAACTCGCCTCGATGGTGGAAGACGGGTATCTCGACTACGACGTGGCCAAAGATTTACAGGGCGACATCGACTATCTCGTTATCGACGGCACCCTGCCTGTCGAACCAACGCGCAACGCCGAAACATGGATGAACATGCTTCAGATTATGTCTCAGACTGGCCTGAACATGGAATACAACGCGGGTCAGATCGCAGAAGAAGCTATCCGCGCCATGGGCATCACCGACCTAGACCGCTTCCGCGTATCCAAGGAGCAACTCGACGCAGAGGGCATGTCACCCTCCCAGCAGTTGGCTCTAATGGAGAAGATGCGCGGTGCATCAGTACAACCCAATGAGCAAGTCCAGAACGAAGTGCAGAAGGGCAACCTCATTCCAATGTCGGAGGCTCGACGCGCATGAGCAAAGTAGCAGCACTCGCATCTCTATGCGATGCCAAAACAGTAGACTACGTCACGGAAGCCATCCGCGTGGCCGTAGCCGAACAGCAACTCGAAAACGTAAAACTATCAGAGCGCATCTCATCTCAACGCGCCGAGATCGAAGCGCTTATAGCCCGCATCGCGGAGCTAGAAGCGCACGCAAACTCGGCGTCTGGGGACGACAAGTACGCCCTTACTAAGGCAAAGTTAGTGCGTCTGATGAAAGAAAATGGATGGTATGACTAATGGGTATCACGCGTCCTACAGGTGAACAGCTTCGCTTCCGCTCGCAAAACACAGGCGACCACGTCCTCGATACATATCTTGAGGCGTCGGAGAAGGGTGGCCGCGCCCTAACAGACTTGCTTGATGACCTTTTCGACAGCAGCGGTGTCTTCCGCGCTGCGAACTTTGAGTTTCAGTTCGATCCATCCGTCGACAAAATCCAGTTCCGCGCAGGCAACTTCGCCACCCCATCCGCTGGCTGGACCGACATTACAACATTCTTCAACATTACTGGCACCTTCAACGCGGCCACGACGTACCAGAACTTCGACCTTGCGACGACATCCGACAAAGACGTCTATATCGTCCACGGTCTATCATCTGGCTCGACCTTCGCAAACGAAGCAGCCTTTATCGCATCTTCCAATACAACCCGCATCGTTGACGTGTCTGAAGCACGCGACTGGGCCAAAAAGACTGACGGCATCGTAAGCAGCACCGATTATTCCTCCAAGGCGTGGGCAATCGGTGGCACTGGCGTAACCAACTCAGCAACAGGAGGTGCAGCAAAAGAATGGGCTATCAAAACAAGTGGGACGGTCGACGGGACCAATTATTCTGCGAAGTATTGGGCAACCAGCACAGACGTTGTAACTGTGTCCACCAACATCGCAGATGTGACTACTGTCGCGACCGACATCTCCAACGTAAACACAGTCTCGACAAACATATCGAGCGTAAACACGACATCTTCTAACATTGCAGACGTCAACACGGTCGCCGCCGAAATCGGCGTCGGCCAAGACGTCACAGTTGTCGCAGCCGACCTGTCTGGCACAGACACCATCGGCACAGCCGCAACCAACATCGCGAACATCAACACGACCGCTGGCTCTATCGCAAACGTCAACACCGTCGCAACTGACATATCCAACGTCAACACGGTGAGCGGCAGCATTGCGAATGTAAACACTGTCGCGCCATACGTCGGTTCGGGCAACGACATCACGGTCGTCGCGGCACAAATCACCAATAACAACCTGCAAACAATCGCAGCAGACATCGCAGCCGTCATCACAACGGCCAACGACCTGAACGAAGCTGTTTCAGAGATCGACACTGTCGCAAACGCAATCGCCAACGTCGACACGGTCGGCGCCAACATCGCCAGCGTCAACACAGTTTCGACCAACATTGCCAACGTGAACACAGTCGGCACAGACATTTCCAACGTCAACACCGTCGCAACAAACCTTGGCGCGGGCAACGACGTGACCGTCGTCGCTGCGAACATCGCAGACGTAAACACTGTCGCGGGCATCAGCGCAGACGTAACGACCGCAGCAACCAACTCGGTCCAGTTCAACAACACCTATCTTGGCGCACAATCCAGCGCCCCAACTCAAGACCCAGACGGCTCCGCTCTCGACGTCGGCGATCTATACTTCGACACCACATCCAACACCATGAAGGTGTACTCGTCTTCTGGTTGGACAAACGCTGGCTCCTCAGTCAACGGCACAGCGGAACGCTTCACTTACACAGCGACCGCAGCCCAGACCACATTCACTGGCGCAGACGACAACACAAACACTCTGGCCTACGACGCTGGCTTCCTCGACGTCTACATGAACGGCGTCAAACTGGTGAACGGCTCAGACTTCACCGCGACCAGTGGCTCCTCCATCGTCCTCGCTTCTGGCGCAGCAGCCAACGACACACTAGAAATCATTGCCTACGGCACATTCACTCTGTCAAACCAGTCGATCAACGACATGACAGACGTCTCAACCTCTGGCGTGGCGAACAACAGTATCCTTGCTTATAACAGCACGAACTCGCAGTTCGAGCCAACAGACGCCCCAACTTTTGCAAGCCTCACCGTCTCTGGCTCTGTAACAGGAGACCTCACAGGCGACGTAACAGGCGACGTTACAGGCAATGTCACGGGCGACGTAACAGGCGACGTCACTGGTGATGTAACGGGCAACCTTACAGGCAACGTAACAGGCAACCTAACTGGCGACACAATCGGCACGCACACAGGCGCAGTAAATGCCACAAACGTAACAGTAACTGGCGTCGTAACTGGTAATGTAACAGGTGATGTTCTTGGTGATGTCAAAGCCAACAACGGCACTGTCATCTTGGACAGCGGCACCAATGGCACAGACGCAGCTTACACAGGTAGTGTAACTGGTGAGGTTGACCTATCCGCACTAGCAGCCACCATATCCGACACAGCCGTAGACATCTTTGTGTACGACACCCGCAAGGACAGCGATGGCGGTGCATGGCGTAAGCGCACACAGCATACCTCATGGTATAACGAAACCTTGAACACTGCCACCCGTGGTAGCCGTAAGGAGTTCCCTGCGGTTGCTGTGATTGTGGCTGAGAGTGGTCAGGTTACGATTTACGATGGTGATGACCCTGATCTGCCTATGTGGATGGTGTTTAACGCTACAAATAATAGCGTGGTTCGTAACGGCGGGAATGTTTCCGCTATTACATTTAAGAATGGCCTTATTACTGTAGGCCAACTAAATGGATATGGTACAAGTTATGGAGACTTTGTAGCAGATACGACTAAGCACTACGGTGCAGGGGGCTTTGCATATAGCTATCCAACAGAACTTTCTTCAAGAAATGTGGCACACACATACGGTTCTTTTGATACTTCCAAAACTCTAGTAAATGCCAACGTCAACGATGTAGCCATGACCGTGCTACCCAACGCCCCGATTGATGCAGCTACGGGCTTACCTGTGCCTACGATTGCAGTGGCGACTGGTGGAGGTATTTCGGTTATCCGTGATGATGGGACTGTAACTGATAGTGCAACCGCAATTAATTTTACTCATATTTCAGCTAACGAAGATGGGTTTGCGTATGGGTATGGCGTATTTGAGAATTACGTTGTTGTTTCCTATGAAAATACTGCAACAGATGGATGGTCGCCAGATATTGCTAATATCTACTACGGCGGGTCTGGCGGAATGTCCCCATTAGCAACAGCACATAACAGTACAAACGCCACTGATGCCTTGGCTGCTTACTCTCAGGGCAACAATATAGGTCTTACAAATTGGGACATAAAACGTGGTGGCGGTGCTTATGAAAAATTATTCAACTACACCACCTCATCCTACAACACAGGCTGGATGAACGGCGACATCAAACTAGCCACCTTGTCCGACACGGATGATACTGACGTTGTTGGCAGTGAGTTGGTGACTAATGGTACGTTTGATACTGATACGACTGGGTGGACACAGGCATATGTATCTGTAGCACCCACAACCTTTTCTTCAGTCAGCGGCCAACTCGTAGCACGGCGTGGAGACCAGTATAGGTTTTGTTTGCAACAACTTACTGTAGAAGTGGGTAAAACATACACAGTTTCTGTCGATAGCCCCACGGGTGATAACTTAATGGTGGGTAAAGACAGTAACTCAAATCAGTATGGCTTTATTCAGACAGGCGCAGCGGGTACAGGTTCCGTTACTTTCACTGCAACGCAAACGGCGTTGTATATTATGTGTCACACCTACAAAAACCAAACCACTGACACTATTTTCGACAACATCTCAGTACGCCTAGCCGAAGAAGATCGCAGCGTGAACGGCAATGGCTTACAGGTGTTTGGCACTGTG